AGCCGTTCAGCGGAAAGTTCATGTCTCAGCCGTATGTCGAAGTCGGAGACATTGCCAAGATTGAAACCTACGCAGGGAAGGAAGGGGATTCTCCAATCTTCCAGCGGACATTAAGCGGAGCTAGATTGGCGTTCGACAACTTCCAAAGCCTTGGACTTGAGTACAGGGAACAGGTGTCTTCTGTCAACCGGAAACTCACGACCATCAATCAGCGGACGCACGAGATCAAAAACACGGTAGACGAGATGTCTTCTACCGTTGCGAATGTCGAGCAGAGGGTCACGACAAACGAGACTAACATCACTCAGAATGCGAATGCGATTACGTTACAGGCAGCAAGGAGCGGAGTGTTCAATCTGCTTGTGAACTCGGACTTCTCCAACCAAACAGACCACACTCAGTCGTGGAGTACAAAGTATCTCGCAACCGAATATGTTTACGATGAGTATTTCAAAGGTGAAGCGATTGACATTATAGGCTTGGAAAACGGATATTGTTTAAAAGTCACACCGACAAGTTCAGGAAACCAAATGATTTTTCAGGAAATCAATTATAAAGGAGAGATTTCCCAAAAACTCACAGGACAGATAACTTACCGAGTGTTGAACGCAGATGGCGCAAACCTTCAGCCGTTCATAAGAATATATAGCGGAGATACTTCTGTTATTTACATCTTTGTTGGGTCACGGTTCACAGCAGACGGCAAAGTCCATAACATGCGCTGGATAATGGCTGATTCAACTCTTGAACAGTTGGCGGGTGTCGAGGTCACAAGAATTCAGTACGGTGTGTTTATCGGAAACCCGACATTATCAACACAGTTTGAGATAAACCATCTGTTGATGACTTTCGGTGACAGCGTTCTCCCGTTCTACTCTTGGACAAATTATGCAAGCAAGGATCTGATTTCACAGATTAACATTGAGCCGAGTGGCATTAAGATTCAGGGCGAAAAGATAGATATTTGGGGAGTGACAACTATTCACAATTCAGACGGAAGTGGGGAAACCGTTTTGACGGGGTCTACCATCAAGTCGGCAATCATCGAAACCGGAACTCTTAAAGGTGAAGATTCTGCACTCACGTTTGATATGAGTACATCCACAGAGGAGTACAAAATCGAAATGAAGCCAGCATCGTTCTCGGTATATGACCCATCGGCTGGAACTACTTCGGTCAAAAAAGGGCTTCAGTTTACTGACAACGGTAGTGGCGGTGCGGTTGGTATCAGTGCCAGCGCATTTAACATGATAAGCAGCAACTATATTTTGACTGTTGATGATGGTGGTATTTATTTGTGGAAATATAGTGGCACAAGCTCCTCAAGAAGTTATGAAATTGTAATGCAAGCAACCACAGGTTCAAATCATCAAAGCATAAGGTACTTCGGCAACAATGACTTCCGTATTTACATGGACGAATCTAGTTTCTCATTAAACTATGCGAGAACCGGAAGCCAATTTTTGAAAATGACTTCAAGCGGAATTACGGGAATAAATCACGCAAGTTCTGCGTTTTGGTCTATAAATGGCTTGGGCTATTCAGGGTCTGTTGTGTGGGGTGCGTTTAAGGATATTTCGGGTAACACGAGATACATTCCGTGTCTTCAGGTTTAAGGAGAACTTTATGACAAATTATACGAAAGCAGTAAAAGCGTTTGAACAGCAGATTGTGGGGGCAATCAATCAGTGTGGTCTTCCATCAATCGTTTGCGACCTTGTTCTTACGAACGTGCTTAACGAAGTGCGGAAGATTGAAGAAAAAGAAGAAGACCATGAACCGCAAGAGAAACCTGTAGAAAGTGAGGTAGAACCGAATGGCGTATTCGAAAACAGTGTGGAATAACAACACACCGCCTGACATCAGCGCAGAGAACCTGAACAAGATGGAACAGGGCATTGCAGATGCTCAGTTTCCAGACGGTGGAAGTACCGGACAGATCCTTTCGAAGACGAATGATGGCACAGGATGGGTGGATGCACCAACAAGTGCGGAGTGGGGAAACATAGAGGGTCAGCTTTCCGAGCAGACCGACCTGTATTCCGAACTTGAGTCGAAGATTACAATGCCTTCCGGCGGTACTACCGGACAGGTGCTTACGAAGACCGCTACAGGTCAGGCGTGGCAGACTCCTTCCGGCGGTGGGAATGTAGACACGGTCAATGGCATCTCCCCCGATGCAAACAAGAATGTTCAGACGGCTACTGATCTTACGGAAGCTGCGTACGAAGCCCTGCCGAGTACGAAGGAATCCGACAATGTCGATTATTATCTGACCGATGCAGATTCCACCATAGCGACCGCAGAGGACATTCCGTACGACAATACGACAAGTGGAATGACTGCAACGAATGTGCAGGGTGCGTTGGACGAGTTGACTAATGGGTTAACGAATTACGGCTTACAAACATTAAATAGTCTTATTAAATACCACAAAATCGGGCATGTGGTAAGCGTTTATGTTTACGGAGCTATGTCAAGCGTTTCGTCAACGTGGAAAACGATAGGGACTCTTCCAACGGGTTACAGACCAACGAATACCGCATACGTGGCAGGTTTCACTGTTGAAAATACTCACGTTGCAATAGCAATCTTGGACAGCGGTAATGTAATGGTGAGATTATCAAATGGACAATCGACGAAAGATGTAACTTCTGGTGGGTTATTTACTTATGTTGTCGACTGAATGAAAAAAATTAGCGCATCAAATCAGCAGAGAAAGCAAACTCGTAAAAACTCGGTCTTCGGTAGTGGTAAGAAGCGTGTGACGGTATAAGGCAATCCGCAAGTAGGCACACGAGATGGGGGCATTTATCCAAGCCTGCATTAAATCAAATCGGTGGCGGAATAGGTAGACGTTAAGAAGCGTACAAATAGGCGTGTGTTTCGGGTGAAATACCCGACTCGGTACGGTTGAAAAACTGAGTTGACGAAATAGTCATGTTTGCAGAGGTTCGCAGTAAAAATTCACACGCTATGCAAGGTGCAAATCCTTGCCCGATTTTATGGCATCAAATCAGCAGATCATGTAATACCCTTCGGGGTACGCATCAGAAAACTAAATCCATGAAATGAAAGGAGAATTTTATGGCAGTTCATATGAGAAACGGAATCCAATATGGTGGGATTCCGAACGGAACAGTCAAAGGAGTAAACCCATCGACAGTTCCAACAACAGTCAAGCAGTTAAATCAGATTGGAGCAGTGGGCAACATTGCTCCGGTCACAATTCCGAGTGCCGTAAAATTTTCGAACGGCGATACGCTTGAAACGGCAATCGGATCTGTTGCGACAATCGAAACAAGTCCGGCTGTCGCAGCTCACGATGCTGGCGAATATATTTTCTACAACGGTCAGATGTATAAGGTGATCGCTACGATTGCGGTTGGCGAAACACTGACCGTAGACACGAACATCGAAGCCACATCCGTTGGCACTGAACTAACTCAGTTAAATACAGGTTTAATGAAAGCGGCAATCGCCGACCAAGACGGAACTGTTACGACATCAAGTACAGGAACGGCTAACATTAGTTCAATAGTTCCAAACAGAACCGTTCCCGTATTTGTGAGAGCAACAAACGTATCGTCTTTTATAACGATTATGTACAACACAAACAATACGTACTGGATAAGGGCAGTAGACTGGAACGGTGCGGCAATAGCAAATACATCACTGAATTTGAAAGTATTCGGAATCAAAGTGGGCGCTATTAAAAATTGGTAATCAGTGAAATGAAATCCAACATTGCTTAATATCCGGTATTTATTGATTACTCTGAAATCCGTATAACCATTATTTTGTGACATAGCGGAACGGCAAGTTAAGACATCAAATCAGCATTTTGTAACATGGCAAAATCGGTTATACTGAGCGTGAGGTGAAATCATGAATAATGAAGAAAGAGCGCAAAAGATTTGCGAATTGCTGAAAATCGTTTTGTTTGGGCTGACATGCCCGTTTGTACTTCCGTTAGTGGTTGAAAATGACAGGGCTGAAGCGGACGAACCAAGTCATTAAATCAGCATTTAATTTGGGAAAGATGTTGACGAATCGTCAACATGTGGTTAAACTTTCTGTTACATACAGAAAGGGAGATAACCACAAAAACCATGACTCAATTCACAGATTTAGTTCTTACAAGATTGGATGCAACAGGGGTATTCACCCAGCAACAGTTATCCATCATCAAAGCGAATGTACAGGCACTCGCAGACTCGTTCGACATGAAGCCAAAGGGCAATCAGGTCGTGCCGTATGACTACCTTCAGCCGGACGGATACAAGGCGTATCTCGTCATCAAAAAGACGGAAGGTTTGTCAGACAAATCGCTCAAGGCGTACAAGTTTGCGATTGACCATTTCCTTCTAGCGGTTATGAAACCGCTCGATAAGATTGTGCCTACTGATATTCAGTTGTACCTGTACAAGAAGCAGGCTGCAGACGGCAATCAGGTTTCAAGCGTAAACAATATCAGAAGGTACTTGTCATCCTTCTTCGGATGGCTATATGACGGTCATTGGATTGAAGAAAATCCGATGAAGCAAGTAAAGGCAGTCAAAGGACTGAAGAAGGTCTATGAGCCTATCACGGCAGAGCAGTTCGAACTGATGATGGAAAAGACAGAATCACCACGAGACAGAGCGGTACTTGCCGTTCTTGCCGGAAGCGGTATCCGAGTCGGAGAAGCATGCACGATGCGATTAGATCAACTCGACTTGCAAAACAGGAGATTCCGTGTAAGGGGTAAAGGAAACAAAGAGCGCATCTGTTTCTTAACTCCGAGAGCAAAGTGCGAATTACAGAGATACCTCAACACGAGAAATGACGCTTCGCCGTATGTATTCGTTACAGAGCGTTCGCCTAAACGCAAAGTAGCAACAAGCACCATCCAAGGCATCTTCAAAAGATTAACTCAGGAACTCGGTTTCAATGTCCATCCGCATAAGCTCAGACACTTCTTTGCGGACAACGCTCACGAAGCGGGAATCGATGTTCTCGACATCTCACGTATGCTCGGTCACGAGTCTGTGGATACCACTAAGATTTACATGAGTATCAACGCAGATGACCTTGCATACAAACACGCAAGATTAAGGTAGTAACACTCTTGACTACAGAAAGTAGAGGGAAGAATGAAATGAAATATTCGGTTATTCAGTGCGTGAACGGAAGCAACACAATCGTTGCAGAGGGCATCACAGACCTGTCCTTTGCGAAGACTCGCTTCCACGGACTCTGTCAGACTCTGTGGAATGCGCCGGATGTTCTCACAGGAGAAGTCATGATTGTTGACGAGCAGTTAAACTGTGTCGAAGGATACAAAGAATTCATCCATCACGATCCTCAGCCCGAACCCGAACCTGAAACGGAAACCGAACCGGAAACAGAAGGCACTGAGGAAACAGGTGAAGAAACAGAATCTGCCGAAGAAGTTCCGGCAGAATAATCACGAAAAATCTGCTAGTATAGCGTAAACAAATCCCGAAGGGGATTCATATCTGCTGGCAAAGGTCAGTCTATCGATTGAGATGGGCTGACCTTTTTTCTGATAAAGGGGGGTGAACAGGAATGATTCAGAGATACAACGCACCGGAATCAAACAACAAGTTCTATCTGAACGTTTCCGGTGGTGGATACAACCGATGCATAAAGATTTCCGGCTATTCCGTTCTCCCAAACTGTGTCGGCTATGCGTACGGCAGGTTCATGGAAGAGGGCAACATTACAACCTGTTCTCTCTCAGCCGGAGATGCCGAGAATTGGTGGGATTATCCTGACGGCTACCCTCGTGGGCAGACCCCAAAACAGGGAGCGGTCATGTGTTGGCGAAAGGGCGCAGCACACTACGGCGAAGATGGTCGAGGACACGTTGAGGTTGTCGAACAGGTTAACCCTGACGGTAGTGTCATCACCACGGGATCTAATTACGGTGGCACACGCTGGTACAGGCACACACGGGCAAAACCTTATGCGATCAGTGGACAGACCTTTCAGGGCTTTATCTACAACCCACACGTAAACGATATCGACATTCCCTTCGGCTCTTCCGAACTGAAGATTGGAAACAATACTTATTCTCTGTACAGGCAGAATCCCGACAAAGAATATCCGGCAGTCATCTCGGCAGGGCTGGACAAGGTTCTCCCAATCTCTAAGCTCGATGCCGATGTCAATGTCATGGCAAAAATAACGGGAGCAAACTACTACCAAATGAGAACGGACATGCCTGACGGTCAGCCGTATGGAATGACCTTCGGTGACTTCTCCGCTCCGCTGAACGATGTATGGAGACAACTCCCAAACCAAGACACAACACTCTATTACGATCTTGAAACGGGTGTGTACGGTGACTGCACGGGCATCAGCATAAACAAGGAACACAACGTGTTCTCTCCGGCAGTTGTCTATCCCGAATCAGGCAATTATCAATATGCAAGGATGGTGGGCATATCACACGTAAACGTTGTAAGCAGATATACATTCTCTATCCGACTGAGCGATGGCTCTTATGTCTTGGGCTTGGCTCTACAGGACTGCACACCGAAGCAAATTACGGAAGACTTCAAGACGGTTCTGCGTTTCCATTCTATTGCCTTCCTAGACGGCGGTGGGAGCGCACAGTTTGGGAGATGGGATTCCAGCAAGGGCAAGTTCGAATACGTGCGAGACACGGGTAGAGCATGCCCATCCGCTGTTGCGATCATCTCTAAAAAACCTCTTGTTCCTTCACAGCCTGTGCCACCACCTGTAGAAGAACCGCAGAACCCACAAGAACCGACCGAGAACCAGCCTACAAACCCCGAAACGGGAGAAAGTGAGGAAATACCTATGGAACAGGAAAAACCTGTAGAAACCCCCGAAATGACACCCGTGGAAGGGTGGACAGATCCCGAACCTACACCGAATGACCACATCATTCTTCAGCGCATTGCTTCACTCATGTCTGTAAAGAGCATCATCACAATCTTCCTGACGGTAGTATTCGGCATGCTCGTGCTGCGTGGTGAAGAACTGCCGGACAAGTTCGTCAGCATCTACACAATGTGCATATCATTCTTCTTCGGCTATCAGTTTAAGAAAGCGGAAGGGGGTGGTGAAAAATGACAGATATCACTTGGGTCGCTGTGGTCGGAGTATTGCTCCTGGTATCACAGATCATAAACCTGTTTAACTCAACGGCTACTGCTCGGAAGAACGCTTCCGCACCGTTGGATTCAGTTCGTGCGGATGTAATGAAAAACAAAGAGGACATTGCAGAGATGAGGCACGATATTGTAGACATCAAAAGAGATGTGAATCACGCACACGAGAAGATTCGTGAAACAGAAACAAAACTCGAGAAGACAACAAAGGCCCAAAACAAAGCATTCATGGCTCTGCTGTTTTGGGCAAAGTCTAACGGCGAAGATTCCAGCAAGATCGATGAAGCCATCAATGAGATAAGCGAGTTATAAAATCCGATTGCCCGAACACTGCGTACGAGTGCAATGGCAATCATGTCAGCGGTGTGACAGTTTTTCTCCTCCTCCTTTTTCTGCTTCGCACCGCAGAAAAAACCGTGTGTTGGTAGCACACGGTTTTTGTTTGTTTTATTGTTTCGAAATTGCTATATTGTGGTTGCTTCTCAAGGCAAGGCGATGCACTTACGAGCAAGCATCCATATTCAATTCCTTTCTAGAACACAGGAAACGAGTGACCACACCTCACTCGTTTTCTGTTATACGAAAAGCCGGATTTATACGAAAAATAAGTGGACTTATTTTGGACTTAAAAATTTTAAAAACGTGTAATTTTATGAAACTTTAAAACGAATTTAATAAATTTTTAAGCATTTAAAAGAGGGTATAATACCCTCTCATAAATTCCCCTCATCTGCTCTAACCGCTCAACAGAGCGGTTTTTTAGTGTTTTGGACTTGTTTTGGACTTGTTTTCGATAATTTCCATCATCTGATCTTCGGTATCGTGCATCAGGTGTGCATAGGTTTCCAAGGTCTGATTGATGGTCGCATGGCCCAATCGCTTGGACACCGCAAGGATATTTGCGCCGTTGTTCAACAGGAACGAGGCATGGCTGTGCCTCAGGTCGTGAACACGTATCGGTTTCACTCCCGATTTTTTAATCCCGTTCCTGAACTCTCGGTTAATTGTGGTGATTCCGATGGATGATACCTTCCCGAAGACGAACGGATCTGCTTCGGCAATCAGAGGCTTCAGCATTTCCATTGTCTTGGAGTCTATCGTGATTGTCCGCTCAGAAGAGTCTGTCTTCAGAGGGCTGAACCCGTTTGCATAGTGTTTGATACTCCGGTAGATATGGCAACGGTTTCCCTGGAAGCAATCTTTTGTGATCGCCATGCCTTCGCCTCTCCGGCAGCCTGTCCAAAACAGGAACGTGAAGTATGCCTTCATGACCGGATTCTCTACTGCGTCTACGAACCGTTGGAACTCCTCAGGAGTCCAAATCTGCATCTCTATCTTGTCTGCTTTCGTTAGTTTGAAAGACTTCAACACTGAGCCTGTGTTATACCCACCGTAGACCGTGCTATAAAAGGCGAAAACGCTTCGGATGTATTGCAACCCACAATTCATGGTTCGAACGGATAAACCGCCGTTTTTGAGGCTGTTTCTCCAATCGACAAGGTTGGCTTTCGAAATCTGCTCTATCGGCTGGTCGCAATACTCTGAAAAGTATTGTATGACCCACGCTTCCTTTTTTGAACGTGTGCTTACTGAGGTGTCATTATTGTCGAGCTGCCGTTGGAAGATTTCCCAAAAGGAAACGCTCGACCGGACGGTCTGCTGTGAGGCTTTAGACTCAGCTTCCCACGCTACCGCTTCTCGCCTGGTCTTGAATCCTCGCTTGCGGATCTGTCTGCTCTGCTCTGTGATGATGTCCTTTGCATAATATCTGACGGTATACGTACCGTTGTCTTCTTTATAGACAGGCATTTAATTTTCCTCTTCCATTCCTAGAAACTGATGTTATAATGTAATTGGTTTAGTGGTGTAACGGGAGTGGTTACCCGTTACATTATCTCTTTTGGCAGTCGAGGGGTGGTTACCTCGGCTGTTTTTTTATTTGTCTAGTTCCAGCAGATAGGCGATGATGCGCTTCTTTTCAGGGTCTGCGTTATGAAAACGCTCGATTAAGATTTGATCTTTTTTGCTCAGTGTCATCGCATAATCGGCACGGATGATTTCATCGGTAGACATGTTCGGGTCATCGACCATCCCAATAAGATACAGTTCGCTCGTCTGCAGCGCTTCCGCAAAAGCGGAAACCTTATCCTGTGGAATACCATTTACGTTCTTCTCAATTTTGCTGATTGATGTTTTGCCACCATACCCTGTTCTTCGTGCCAATTCTTCCTGTGACATTCGGAGTTGTTGCCTTCTCCGTTGAACACGAAACCCAATAGGTTCAACATTATAATTTTTATTTTTCATAATTGTTCCTCTGTATAAGCAAAATAATTCCTCGTCCCATAATTGTCAACATTATGGTAAAAATTTTCAATTTGGGGTTGACGAAAAAGACGGGTAGCCGTATAGTGTCCTTGTGGTTGAAGAAAAAGACACTAGAAGGGAGAAAAGAATGACCGACAAAAATTTACTTCGATCCGCAATGATCGCAAAAGGTTTCTCCAGCGAATCTGTCGCAAGCGAACTTGGTATCAGCAGACAGTCCTTCAGTTATAAGTTGAACAGCAAACGACCGTTCACTACTGACGAGATAAGCACACTGTCGCATTTGCTGGAACTGAGTCCGGCACAGGTCGTGGAGATTTTTTTTACGAAATAGGTTGAAGAAAAATCAACCTTAAAGAAGGAACGGCTATGAAAGTAAGGAAAACGGATATGGAATTGGCTACTGCTCTGTACACAAACAAAGCAGGGATCTCACGGCTTCTGAGCATGTCACATCAAAACGCATGCGGCATCTTCGGAAAAGCACAGGAGATTGAACGAGCCGAGCTTGGCAACAACTACATCGACCGGACGAAGGTCAGAGTATCAACGGTCTTGCGAATCGCCGGAATCTCAAGGGACGAACTGATTCGAAGCATTAAGGAAAGGAATGAACAGGCATGAAAGATTTGTTTGATTACACAGTTCCGACATTTGAGGAGTTCTACGCAGGGCTGTGGCTTGGAATTTTTATCGCTGGTGCTTTGCTGACTGCACTTATGTTCCTGGTCATGTGGATATGACCAAACACTCAAAGGGATTCCCCTACGAACCAACAGAAACAGAGGATGCGCCAATCGAATGCTACAAGTCACTCGCCGGAGCAATTGTCGCAAGGGCAATTGAAGACTACTGCATCGTTCAGATTTTCTACAGAGATGACGAGATGGGCCGGTTTGACCGGATCTACCAAAAGGTTGCTGACCATCAGTACAAAAAGTGGGTCTATCTCTTGGAGTCACACGCAAGCAAAAAGCGAGAGTGCCGGAAGTCGTTGAGGAACTGTGAACAGCAGATGGAGATCATCAACAAGCGAATTCAGACAAACAGGGATGCAATAACGGCAGCACTTAACCGAATCAGCGAAAACGACAAACAACTCGCAAGGGTTCGTAAGTGGAAGCCGAGATCGTCTGAAGATGAACGGATGAAGAAGGAACTGCAAAGTGACATCCGCAACGAGAGAGCGAGGAACGAAAGGAAGGTTCGAACATCAACAGAGAAAATCGAAGACCTGTTTGATGAGGCATTGCCTTTTCGAAAGGAAATCGCTCGTTGCCGAAAGAAGCTGAAGCACTACAAGGAAACAGAGAATTACGACCACCGGACATTCCACCCTGGCTATCACCGTAACGAAGTAATGAGACGGGCGAGGACAGAGGAGCGTGAAATCCTCAAGTGGTTTCAAACACCGGAGTTCGAAATACTCAGTCCATTGTCTGCGGAAGCGGTTGTCTATCAATCGGAACGAGCGGTGTACGAACGGAAAATCGACAGAGCAAACAAGTTCATCTTCTTCCTTCCAACAGACGGCGAAAGAGGGGAAGGAAACAATACGTACCAGCGAACAGGAAAGAGATACAGGAAGGATAAGTAATATGGCAAGGAATGTATTCGGCATCACGTATTATTGGCAGACCGCATCTGAAATCACCGAAAACCCTAGAGGGCTGAAGATGCTTGTCCGTGATTGGAACAACAAATTCGGAGAAGACGGCGAACACAACGTTTACATCATCAGCGGTCGCAAGGGGTATCGCCTGACCCGTGACAAGGACGAAATCATGGAGTCCATCGGGAAAGAAGGTTCGCTCATCAAGATTCGTCAGAAGCAGTTCAGCAACAGACGCAAGAGAGCGTTGGACTTCTTCTCCAATAACGAGAGGCTCCCGTTATGACATCGAAGAAATACCATCTGACCAAGACCAAGGTCGCAAATGTTCGTGAGGACATCGAAAACCGCAATGGATACATCGGCGGTTCTGATATCGGAACAATCATGGGAGTCAATCAGTGGAAGTCACCCTACACGCTGTGGGCTGAAAAGACAGGTCTGATTGAAGTCGAGGACATCTCTGACAAGGACGCTGTGTGGTTTGGAGTCATGGAAGAGGACATCATCGCCAAGCGGTTCACGATGAAGACCGAACTGAAGGTTAAGAAATCAAATTACGCATACGGATGCAAGGAGTATCCGTATCTCAGAGGACACGTTGACCGCATCGCTGCCAAGGGCAAGTGGGGTCTTGAGATTAAGACCACAAGTTCATGGAACAAGACGAAATATGACGAGGGGGAGATCCCCGAATCGCATTATTGGCAGTGCATGTTCTACATGTTTCTGACCGGATGGGAT